GTGCAACGCAGGCATATAACCTTTTTAGGGTTGTTGTAAACTCTACTACCAATGGTCTAGGAACGGCGAATTTCATGACAATCCTGGAATGGACCCTCAACGGCACCGAAGAGTCCCTCTGCGTGACGTCCGACGCGAAAGTGGGCGTGGGCATCGCCAACCCGCAGCGCGCCTTGGAGGTTGCCGGCGATCTCGTCGTCTCGGGCACGATCAGTGGAGGCGCGGGCATGGGCGCGTTCCGCAACCGCATCATCAACGGCGACATGCGGATCGCGCAGAGGGGGACGAGCACGACGGGTACAAATCCCCTGTTTTGCACTGTAGATCGCTTCACGTTCACAGGTGGTACAGGTACACAGACGGTTACTCAACAGCTCCTCGCCGCACCTGACACGCCGTATCAGCTCGGTATACGGTTCTCGTCGCGCATCGCGGCTAACACGCCAGTTACACAGTACGGTATACAACAATCCATCGAGGGCAATAACATCATCGACATGATGTGGGGGACTTCGTTTGGTGCCCCAGTCACCCTTTCTTTCTGGGTCAGATCACAGTGCACCACTGGATCAGTTGTGAGTGTTTCTATTCGTAATTCAGGTGGCGTGAATTCGTACGTGACTTCATTTACGATAAATGCAGTAAATACTTGGCAGTATCAGGTTCTCACGATTCCACCTCCTCCTAATGGAACGACGTGGTACAGAGATAATACTACGGGAATCCTTCTTGACATCGGTTCTTATTTACCAGGTTACTCGACCGCCTCGACGTCGACGTGGCTGACCGGAAACTACACCATGTCAAGCGGCGCGACCAACATCCTCGCCAACGCCGGCAACTTCATCGAACTGACAGGCGTCCAGCTCGAGAAAGGTTCCGTGGCTACGCCGTTCGAGCAACGCCCATTTGCTCAGGAGTTGGCGCTGTGTCAGAGGTACTTTACCAAACTCGGTGGGACTACGGGGCTTGAATATATAGGGTCGGGGATCGCAGCGTCCACCACTCAAGCGAACATTTTGTGCATCACACCCGTCCCTATGCGAGACATTTCAGCAACCACCATAAACGTTTTGAACGTCGGGAATATCCGTCTCCTAGGAAGTTTATCAGGTGCATGGAACGCTATCATCACTACCGCTATAATAAGAGACTCGGCAGGTACGAACGGTATAACGGTCCAGGCTACTGTCGGCAGTGCCTCTTTGACGCTCGGCTATCCCTATTTTCTCCAAAACACAAACAGCACTGGCGGCGTCATCCAAATAAATAACGAGCTCTAGTAGTAGAATGGAGGCTGTTATCGACCCAGCAGGCCCCACCATAGTCGGTCAAGTCCCTCCAGGCGCTTGTCGCCACGGGGGTGCTTGGGCCGATTTCCTGACCGTTCCCATCCCAGACGGACTCGAGGGCAAGCCCCTCAAGGCTGAGCTCGTTGATGACGTCTGGGTCATCTCCCTCGACGTCGATACCGTGACCGCCGCCGCCTGGACTCAACTCAGAACCGAGCGCAACGCGAGACTCGCCGCAAGCGACTGGACGGCTCTGGCCGACGCACACCTCAGCCAAGACAAGAAAGACGCCTGGTTCGCCTACAGGCAGGCCCTGCGCGACCTGCCGGACGAGGTCACGGACGAGCAGGTCACGAGTTCTGCGAACTCGGTCCCCTGGCCCCCGGCTCCAGGAACTAGCGTTCCTGTCGCTCCCGTCACTGGCTCGCGTCTCTCCAGTCTCTTGACTCACGCGGAGGTCGAGCCCGTCCCAGAGGCTGAGCCCGTCCCAGAGGCTGAGCTCGTCCCAGAGGCTGAGCCCGTCGTTGAGGCTGAGGTCGTCCCAGAGGCTGAGCCCGTCGTGGAGTCTGAGCCCGTCCCAGAGGCTGAGCCCGTCGTGGAGTCTGAGCCCGTCCCAGAGGCCGAGGTCGTCGTGGAGTCTGAGCCCGTCCCAGAGGCTGAGCCCGTCGTGGAGTCTGAGCCCGTCCCAGAGGCCGAGGTCGTCGTGGAGTCTGAGCCCGTCCCAGAGGCCGAGGTCGTCGTGGAGGCTGAGGTCGTCCCAGAGGCTGAGCCCGTCCCCGAGGCTGAGGTCGTCCCAGAGGCTGAGCCCGTCGTGGAGGCTGAGGTCGTCCCAGAGGCTGAGCCCGTCGTGGAGTCTGAGGTCGTCCCAGAGGCTGAGCCCGTCGTGGAGGCCCCGGTCGTCCCAGAGGCTGAGCCCGTCGTGGAGGCCCCGGTCGTCCCAGAGGCTGAGCCCGTCGTGGAGGCCCCGGTCGTCACGGCGCAGTAAACACTTAAAGTTATTTTCCTCACATAAATCAGGTATGGAGACATATAAAGGCACCCCCATCGAACGCATCTTCGCCTTTTGGGACGAGCAGCAGCAGAAGCTCGAAGAGGCCAAGCAGCGCAAAGCTGAAAGCAATCGCAGGGCCCGGGCAAAGTACCGTGAGACGCACCGGGAAGAGACCCGTGATCAGTCGGCCCGATATTATGAGGAAAACAAGGCTGAAATTTTAACAAGTCATGCCGAGCGGTACGCCTTCAGGAAGATGGCGACCACTTGAGTTTCCTCAGGAGACGAGACGAGTCTCCTCAGAAAAAATCCCAGGCCATGATAGGATGGCTCCCGTGTTCATGTGTCCGACCCCAAACTCCAAGACTCCCGTCCAACTCAACACCCAGGCGGAGGTTGAGGAGTTTCTCCAGTCGAACCCATATGCATGCGAGGTGCTTGTTTCCCGTAACGGTAAGAAGCCCTTTTTTGAATACCAAATCAAGTCGGCCACCAGGCTCACGGAGGTTGAAATCCTTCAGCGCAGGTGCGAATGTGAAAATGATCTCGAAATGATCGTAAACTCCCAGAACTACCCGAGACTACGCATTCATGGAATCGTGTCCACCTTCCAGGAGGGGGCTGTATGGTTCACGCACTTTCGCTTCGTCGTGACCGGAACACAGCTCGATGACTATGTTATTCAGCTTCGTAAAATAACCGATGGTACGGTATTCAATAAAGCTCCATCGAATGTGTTGAGTTTCCGGGGCGCGACGCTCATCGGTGACTCCTCTTGGCTCGACGTCTGTGTCCAGGCCCAGGACGGTGATTCGCTCGTATGGGTCATCAAGAACCCAGATGCCACAAACTATGAACGTGAAAAGATTGAATTTGAAAAGACTCACTTGAAAATCATGAACCCCTTTGGATTCGTGCGTCTCACACAGGGTGGAATTCAACTCATGAATCGGGCTATCCTTTTTCAGATGAATGAAAACAAACTCCTGAAGGATGAGCCCTTCGTCAAGCGTTGGCTCAAAGACCCTACCATGCGCACCTACGAGAATATCGACTTTCTCCCCCCACCCACGTCGTGTCCAAAGGACGTCTTCAACACATGGCAGGGCTTTGCGGCTCAGAAGATCACGGAGACGTCCGGTTCGGCCGCCATGTTCATAGATCACGTCGAGGCTCTTTTCGGTGATCAGGCTGGATATGTGTTCAAGTGGCTCGCGAACATCGTTCAGTACCCGGGTCGCAAGACGGAGGTGGCACTCGTCATCATCGGTCGGCAGGGAGCGGGTAAATCAAGCGTGTTCGAACACGTCATGAAAAAGGTGATGGGAGCCGAGTACTTCGGTCACACGTGCAGCCCTGACAAGGATCTGTTTTCCCAGTTCGCCCCGTTGACCAACTCGAAAATCATGGTGGTCGTTGACGATTTCAACGTCGGCACCATAAAGATGAACTCCGATCAGTTCAAAACATACATCACGGGGGAGACTGTCCAGTACGAGGCCAAGGGCATCATGCGCTGCACCCTCAACAACTGCTGTAATTTCGTCATAATTCACAATAAGCCCGATCCCGTAAAGCTCGACTCAGATGACAGACGCTACGCAGTCCTCGAGTGCTCGAACAAGTTTTACAAAAACGTCGAATACTTTCAAGAGTTTCGCAAGTACGCCAGTGAGCCAGGTAACATTAGGGCCATCTACGATCACCTCACGGGCATCGACATCTCCCAGACGAATTTCCAGGCGGAGCGCCCGATGACGGACATCTACAAGCGCGTCAAGAGCCTCTCGGTCGACAAGGAACTGCTGTTCATTTACCACAAAGTTCAGAAGGCCGTGACCGAGACTATACGCATCAAGAGTTCGGACATGTTTGATGATTACCACGACTGGGTCGTCAGGTGTCGGTTCTCAGATTACAAGCCTAAAAACAAGCAGACATTCAAGCCATCCATCGATAAGATCCAGGGCGTCAAAGTCGAGACGGGTCATGCAGGGTCGTACACATGGGTCATCGATTGCCGAGAGGTCGTCAAGGGTATCGAGGATCAGGGGTACGACGTTTGGGATCTTTCAGGATAGGTTTCACCCAGGTTTCACCCAGGTTTCACCCAGGTTTCACCCCGTGTTTTGGTGAGAAATAGGTTGAAATGGTGAAGTGGAGAAGTGGTGAAGGGTGGAAAGTTGAAAAATTTTGGGCACCCTCGCCACGACCCCATGATTTTTGGATTTTGAAAACGGGTTTCACCTTCACCATTTTTCCCCAGGAGACGAAGTCCGTCTCCCCAGAAAAAAATCTCAGCCCATGACAAAGTATGCCAGGCTATATTTATTTAATCATGATGGCTGACGGTGTGTACAAGGTGGGGCGGACCCAGCAGGACTACGGGAACTCTATGAAAAGGCTCAAGGCGTACCCGGGCGACTCGATCATAGCGATGGTCCTGAAGGTTCATGACGATGTGGTGGTCGAGAGGGAGGTGCTCCGTCGGTGCCGTCTGGCGTTCGGCGTTCACCCCAGGGGGCTTGAATACTTCAGGGGACCTGAAGACGAATTCATGAAGATAATTTACGAGTGCAAGAACTTTACTGCAAGGCCACCG